CCGCAGGCACTCCCCCGGTGATCGTCGGCCTATCGGAGGGCCTTGAGGCGGCCACGTATTCCAACTACGGTCAGGCCCGACGTCGCTTTGCGGACGGGACAATGCGCCCGCTCTGGCGGAACGCCGCGGGGTCGCTTGCGCGAATCATTCGCGTACCGGCCGCTTCCGAACTCTGGTATGACGATCGCGATATCCCGTTCCTCCAGGAGGACGCGCAGGACCGAGCGAACATCATGCAGACCGAGGCAGCGACCCTCCAGAATCTCGTTGCTGCTGGTTACACCCCGGATTCAGCGAAGGAAGCCGTCCTCAGCGGTGATTTCGGCAAGCTGCAGCACTCCGGTCTAGTCAGTGTCCAGTTGCTGCCTCCCGGCAAGAGCGACCCGGCCAAACCAGCTAGCGACGAAGCGCCGGCAGCCGCTTGATGATCGAAGCGCTCTACATGGGCACCATGGAGATGCGCCGTCTTCCGCAAGCAAGATCGGCGACGGTGAACCCCGCCGGTGAGGCTGAGCTCCGCGCGATGGCGGGCCGTTTCGAAGATGCCGAGTCCCGTGTTCGCACTCTGCTTGTTGAGGCAATCAGCGGCGATCGAAGCGCATTGCTGGCCGAGGCCTTGGACACGTATCGCGATTTGAAAGCCGAGCAAGCTGAAGAGGCAGTGTTCGCGGCCTATGGAGCCGCCCTAGATGAGGCACTGAGCTTTGAGGAGAAGGCCGCTGGTTCTGACACTGTTGGTCCACTCGCTGCGTCGCTGCAGAGGAAGCTCGAAGATGGCATTGCGGAGGCTGAAGGACGTGCCAGAGCTGTCTTCCCGACCGTCACCGAGGAAACGTTGGAGGACGACAGCCATGAGGCGGTGACGGCGCGCGTGGATGAGGCCGATCGTCGACTGGCCATAGGGGGGTATGCCGCTGGCCTCATCGCCACCCTTGGTCGCAGAGCGACTTCAAGGGGAACGAAGGACGGCGCCGGAGGCGGCAATGTCCAGTTCTCCTCCCACGGCACCAAACACCCGGCTTGCGCTCCGCTCGAGGGCAAGATATTTCCGGCGGCCTCAGCACCGGAGCCACCGATTCACGACAAATGTCAGCACTTGCTGACTCCTGTCTCCGGCTGACCTTCTTCACCTCAACCTGCTCAAAGCCCTGATGGGCACCGCCACCCTTCTCGACCCCACGGCGGGGTGAAACCAGATTGGAAAGGAACACCACCCGCATGGGTAAACAGATGCATCCTCCGAAAGATGGCTTGGTCCGTGCCGCTCGCCCTGGGTTGGAGGTGCGAGCCGCTGGCGACGAGGGCACGATGCCCAAGCTCACCGGCTACATGCTCCGCTTCAACGAGTGGACCGAGATTGACAGCATTTTTGAGGGTCGGTTCTTGGAGAGGGTTGCTCCCGGAGCGGCAAAGAAGACGCTCGAAGAGAACCGATCGATGCGGATCCTGTTCAACCATGGCTATGACCCTCAGGTCGGGGAGAAGCCACTGGCGGAGCCGCGGTTTGCCGAAGACGAAGAGGGTGTTCGGTATGACGAGCCCGAACTATTCCCCACCTCATACAACCGCGATTTGGTCCCGGGTCTCGAAAAGGGTCAGTACGGATCGAGCTTCAAGTTCCGATCGGTCAAGGAGACCTTCGACGAAGAGCCCGGTACCTCCGACCACAACCCCGATGGCATCCCAGAGCGGACCATTGAGGAGCTGCGCCTCTATGAGGGCGGACCAGTCGTCTTTCCAGCCTACGAGGGCACAACGGCCGGTGCTCGATCCCGGTCACTGACCGACCGGATGTTCGTGGAGCGCGCGAAGGAGGACCCCAGCAAAGTCCCTGAGCTCGTCGAGCTCTTCACGGAATGGGTTCGAGCTGACCCCGATCGCATCCGCGGACTGCTCGACGAGGAAGACGAGCCGAACACCGAGCCCCAAGACACTTCACCTGACCGAGCCGGGGATTCCCACTCGGATGACGAGCCGGCTGCCGACCAGCAGCCCGGCGAAGAGTCCGACCCCGGAGCCGAGCGTGCTCACTCCGTGGCTGACGCCAAAGCCACCACGCCCGGTCGCCTCTATGGCGACTCCCCGGCGCCCACCTGGCGCCTGATCTAGGAGGAAGCAGTGAGTGAGAAAGTAGACGAGCTGCGCGCGCAGCTTGAGAAAGCGCGTGCGCGTGTTCACGAGATCAACGCGGAGCATGCTGGCGAGTATCTCGACCCCGAGTCGCCCGATGGCCAGGAGTGGAATCGGTGTAACGAAGAGATCGACCAGCTCGAGAAAACCATCACCCAGTGCGAGGCTCGCGAAGAGCGCGTGCGCGCGTTGGCTGAGGAGCCAACCGCCCGCGAGGCTGGCTTTCAGACCCGCAAGCAGCGTGTTCGTGGCGAGGAGATCTATGACCTCTCCACGCTTCGCACGTCTGCATCGAGCTCGGAGGAGGAAGTCCGGCAGATGCGGGATCGAGCCAAGGAAGCGATCGAGCGGGGTGAGTATCCGGCTGGTCACCTCTCTGAAGAGGAGGCCAAGGCAAATGCTGAAAGGTTGCTGAAGACCAAGGACAGCAAGACGGGTGATCTGGCTCGGATGATCCTCGAGACCGGCTCGCCTCTATATGAGCGCGCATTCGGCAAGGCGGTCGAAGGTCGCCCCCTGAGCGACGCTGAGACCCGTGCGCTCAGCACCACCAACGCGAACGGTGGCTACGCCATCCCATTCACGTTGGACCCGACGGTCGTCCACACGTCCAACCACTCGGTGAATCCCTTCCGCGCGATTTCTCGTGTCGAGCAGGTCGTCACCGATAACTGGAATGGGATCACGTCTGCCGGTATCAGCGTGGCCTATGCCGGGGAGGCTGACGAGGCGTCGGACAACTCGCCCGAAATGGCTCAGCCGTCCATCCACCCGGAGCGCGTCCAGGCGTTTGTTCCGTTCTCGGTTGAGATCGGGCAGGACTGGGGTGGCCTGCGGACTGAGATCACCTCGATGATCCAGGAGGGCAAGGACGACAAAGAGGCCGAAAAGTTCTCCACCGGCGCCGGCTCGGGTTCCAAAGAGCCGGAAGGGGTGCTTGTCGGCGCGTCCAGCGCGGTCAACACCGCAGGCACGGCAACGTTCGCTGTCGGAGATCTGTACAAGGTCGAAGAGGAACTCCCACCTCGTTACCGTCCGCGTGCCCAGTGGGTCGCGAAACGGAAATTCTATAACGCGGTGCGTCAGTTCGACACCCAGGGAGGGGCGCAGCTCTACACGGATAACCTCCGTGTGGGTCTGGGCAACAACGTCCCGACGCCGGGGAACCTAAACCAGGATCTCCTGGAATACCCGGCGAACGAGTGTTCCGCGTTCCCCTACGCGACGACCACTGGTGGCACGATCGCTCTGTTCGGCGACTTCAGCCGCTACGTGATCGTCGACCGGGTTGGGATGAGCGTCGAGCTCATTCCCCACCTGTTCGGAGAAAACCGCAGGCCTACCGGACAGCGCGGGTTCTATGCGATTTGGCGCAACAGCGCCGAGGTCGTGGACGCCAACGCATTCCGCAAGCTGAAAGCTCTCTGAGCCTCAGCTAGACGAAGGATGAGGACGGGCTGGGAGCGGGAGTTCCCAGCCCGTCCGCCACCGAAAGGAGCAGTTGTGGCTTCAGAGATCTTGGTAGCAAAGGAAACCTTTCAGACGACCATCGACGGCGAGCTTTACACGGTCCGAAAGGGGCAGACCAGAGTTCGCTCCGGCCATCCGCTGGTGAAGCGGAATCCCCATTACTTCGGGCCGCCAAAACGCGAGGTCGACTACGACATCGAGCAGGCCACCAAGGCGCCCGGCGAGAAGCGTGGCTCCAAAAAGGCCACCAAGGCGCCCGGCGAGAAGGACGAGGCCTGATGCCTACCCTCTCGATTCGTAAGCTGGCGGACCAGTCCGCGCCGCGAACAAAGTTGTTCGATCCAATCAACGGCGAGGCGATTCTGCTTCAGCCAGGGATTGCGGTTGAGATAGCGAAGAAACTGCGTCCGATCATGGGTGGCCTTGAGGCGTGCCCTCGGCCCTTCCTCGGCATAAGGGTTGAGGGAAAGCCGCCCAAAAAAACCACCCTCTCAACCGGCTTTGTGGCCAAGGGCAAGCATGAGGGCTGGATCGAGGTCGAGGGGGAGAGGGCCGTGCATCGTTCTGGCGGCCCAGTAGATAACCCGTGGGCAGCGGGCACAACCCACAGCTTTGTCCACTGCGACTTCATCGTCATCAAAACCGTCGATGGTGACTTGCGCTACCGCGTAACGGAGCAGCCCGACAAGTGGCCGGACACCAAGGACGGGGAGGCTGGCCACGGCGGCGACGTCAAGTGGTTCTACACCGTCAAATTGGAGGCCAACGATGGCTGATTTCGTCTTCAACCGCGCCAAGGGCCGCATTACCGAGTGGGCTGAGCGCGTCAACGCAGACGATCCCGCCAACTCAGCATTCATAGCTGCCCTGCTTGCGGAAGAAGGTGTCGAGACCGATGCCACCCTCAAGGACAAGGACGATTTCAGCAGCTTGGTTTCGGGGGCGACAAACTTCGCCACGAACACCAACGCCGGACGCAAGACGCTAAGTGACTCTGGCGGCTTGACCGTCACCTACGACGACACCAACGATCGTGTCGACGTTGATATGCCCGACCAGACTTGGACCGCGGTGGCAAACGACGGCACCGGGAAAATCTCTGATCTCGTCATCGGCTATGACTCCGACACCGCTGGCGGCACCGACGCGAACATTCTCCCGGCATCCCAGCACGACTTCGCTGTCACGCCTGACGGCAGCGACATAACTGCCCAGATCGCCGCAGCCGGCTTTTTCCGGTCAAGCTAGCCCCGACTAGATGCCTCCCTCAACGGGGGTCCTTGAGAGCTTCAACCGTCCCGATGAGGCTCCGATCACCACGGGTTCGCCCGCCAGCACGGGGTTCGGTAAGCCGAACCTGACGGGCGAACATCTGGAGTACCCGTCCTCCAGCTACCGCGACTGGTGCCACCCGACCTCCTTTCCAGCGAATCAAGAGGTCTACTACACGGTTTCCGCGACCACCACCAACCGCTTCCTGGAGGCCTTCGCCCGGGTTCAGAATCCCAACACCGCCAACCTCAACGCCTACAACGTCGAGATCAACACGAACACCGGCGGCTGGACGCTCTCGACAGTCCTCAAAAACGCCTACAAATCGATCGGTACCGGCACCAAAGCGATCGCGGCAGGCGACAAGGTTTGGCTGAAGTGCGAAGGCACGTCGATCAAAGCCATCCACGTTGCCTCGGGTGGCGCCGAGACCACCATCATTAGCGTCACTGACAGCGCTGTCACGGGGTCCGGTCAGATCGGCTGCGGGATGCAGTCCTCGGGTGCGAACCTGACGATCGATGACTTCGGAGGAGGCGCGCTTTCCACCGGGAAAACGGTCAGCGTCGGTCAGGTCACCGAGACCAGCACGGCGCTAGGGGTCAGCCACCTGAAGTCCAGAGCCATAGCCCAGGCATTTGAGACGGACACCGCGCAGGTCGTGAGCTCTCGCAAGACCAAGGCTATGGGTCAGTCGTCTGAGGTTGGATCTGCTCGAGCGACGACCCCGCACAAGGCCCGCTCGGTGGGTCTGGTATCGGACAATGAGGAAGCGCGCCCGGTCGCCCCCGCGAAGACGGCGTCGGTAGGGCAGGCGTCGGAGGTGGTCTCCGCGGGCACCGCTGTACCTTCGAAGTCGCTTGATGTCGGCAAGGCCGGCGAGAGCGGCGAAGCGCTTTCGTTTTCGCCGGTCGGGCAGCACGTTGTTCCTCTCGGTCGGGCAGCCGGGGTCGACGAAGCGCAGAGCTTGTCGATCGGTGTCCTCAGGGTCCGACAGGTCGGACAGGCCGTGGAGACGGAGGGCGCGACCTCGGTACTCGTGCTAAAGCGGCTGACGCTCGACCAGGCCCTCGAGGCTTCTGAGGCAGGGGCGCTGGCGTCGCTTAAGGCGCCGATAATCGCGCCGGTAGTCGGGAGTGATTCGGCACTTGCCCTGGACGCTGCGGCGCCAACGGCGACCTATGGCGGAACACCTGTCGCGACGTTCTCAGGCTCCGCAGCCGCCACCTATGGCGGCATGGCGGGAGCCACTTATAGAGGGGGCAGCTAGGTGGCGATCACCACAGACAGGGACAAGGTCCGGCTAAAGATCGGCGACACCGACATGAGCGACCCGATCCTTCAAGACGATGAGATCGATGCCGCCCTGGTCGCCTGGCCCGCCAACCTCGACCTGGCGGCAGCGGATTCGGCTGAAGCGATAGCAGCGAAATACTCGCGCGGCTTCAACTTCTCGACCGACGGCCAGACCTTCAACCGGCGCGAGCGCGTCGTCCACTACATGGACCTCGCCAAAACCTTGCGCAGCCGTGGTGGGGCCTTCGTTTGGCCAACCGCGGAACCAGATTCCGAATCCGAATCTGAATAGGCCGACCACTTCTCGGCTTTCAGCCGACCAGACGTAGGGCGGGCGCTGCGGTGGCCGGCGCTTTGCCCTGCGGTTTTGCCACCCCAAGCCACCAAAAAAGGAGTGCCACCTGTGGAAGTACTCGATAGACCACAAATTCATACGGCGGGTACGGCCGGCGCGTCCGTCGACATGTTCGCCGGAGTCTTGAATCGTGATGCAAGCGAGATCCTCGCTCTAAAGAATCGGTGTGCCGCTCTTGAGGAGCGCCTGGAAAAGCGCAATGGCTGACCGCTCAGCGCTCCTCATCCACAGTAATGCTCCCTGGAGTTCGACGGGCTACGGCCAGCAGACGGGCATATTCGCCCCCAAGCTGAACGAGTCCTACGACGTCGGGATCAGTTCCTTCTACGGCCTCGAGGGAGCCCGCCTCAACTGGCAGGACATGGTCGTCTACCCCGGCATCGGTGGGGACTATGGGAATGCCTCGCTTCTCTCGAGCGCGGAAGCGCATTTCGGACGCGATCCGAGGGGCGGCACGGTTTTAACCCTCATGGATGTCTGGGTGCTGGACCCCACCATAATTCGGCAGCTCAACGTCGCTTGCTGGGTGCCAGTCGACCATGAACCGGCTCCGCCGCGGGTCCTCGACTTCTTCGCTCAGTCCGGAGCGGTGCCGATCGCGATGTCTCGGTTCGGCGAGAAGATGCTTGCCAGCTTCGACCCGCTGTATGTGCCTCACGGTATCGACACAAGCACCTACCGGCCGATTCCCAAGGAGGAGGCCCGAGGCGTCACCAAGTTTCCCGATGACAAGTTCGTAGATCGGAAGAGCACA